TGTATATCTAGTTTAAATATGCTAGATAATAATTTTGATTTATATTTTAATTTATTTTAATTTTTATGTTTTAAAATTTGTATTGGTAAGACATTTGTCAATTATTCATTAGATGTATTAGATAGGTCATTTTATTCAAGAGCAAGTACCTTTTTATTAGTGGGAAACCTTGTCTTAGACTTCTATAACATTATTTTTGATAGATCCAGATGCGCTTTATTGCAAATTTTAATTAGGCGATCGCAAGCCGTAGTATTAATTATTATTTATTTTGGCGAATATTTATTTTTAGTTATTAAAATTTTCGATTACGCCTCTTGTACATGAGGTAGTTTAAACATGTACTGATTTTTAGTTTAAATAACTATACCTTTATAACAAACTATGCAATACAATTTAAAAGATTCAGAGTTTGTTGATGCGAAACAAAATTCTCAAACAGTCGCCACTGTTGAGAGAAACATTATTACGGAGGCCATTGATATGGACTTCATGAACAATAATTTTCCTTACTTTCACTTAGCACAACATTTAAATGGACTAGTGAATGATAAGGATCTTGCCGACGGATATGTGTTAGCAAGATTATTTACCGATATTTATTCTAGTACATCCATTAAAGGATATATTACAGGCGCCCTCGATTTTTTCGAGAGGCTTGTTGGTACTAGACATTTTGTTAGGACAATAAAGGAATTTATTGTGTTTTTATTAACGCTTGTTGTCGAATTGAAAAATAACATTTTTAAATGTATTATGAACAATAAACGACTCAAGAAACTGTGGGATGGATTTTTCACAGGCGACGAAAATAAGTGGCTTACAGCTGCTAAACGAGGAACAATTAACACCTTGAGTGGAATTAAACGAACTATACTCGAAGTACAAACCGAGTCAGTTAAAACAGGTTTAAGATCAATTAAATCTAGATTAGCTGTTATTATGAGTTCAGAATTAGTCACTTCAGTGAGAAATTTTGTTTTATCGTTAGTTGGTTACAATTTATTTCCAGATCCAGTATCTGATAAATTAATTAAACACGTTGGACCAGCTAGACCCTGTTCACTTGTCGGGTTAGTCGATGTTTCTATTGAAGCATTGATAAGTATGTTAAACTTATCCGATCAAGTTATGGCAGGTGAAGGATTTTCTGAAATTTTTGGGAGTAATGACCCAGTTCAGAAATTCTGTGATGTAGCTTTCGAGCTAGATCTAACCAAGGACATGACATATCCTGGTTTGCCAGTACCTACAAAGATTTGTAGACGTGAGTATTTAGCTCGCGCAAGACAATGTGTAATAGATGGTGAACAATTAGTTAAAAACATTCCTAGAGGATCAACCTCTCGACGAATTGTAGAAATCAATTTGAAGAAGGTGACAGGAATCAGAAATGCTTTTATTAATCAAATGTCAGCCGAAGCTAGACCTATGCCTTATGCTGTCTGTGTTACAGGTCAGCCCGGTATTGGGAAAGGCTTATTGATAGATGTTTTTGGGATGATTTTTTCTTCCGTTAAAGGGAGAAAGTATGACCAATCGCATGTTTATCATAGGCAAGCAACTGAAGATTATTGGTCTGGTTACGCACCAGATTCACAACCAATAATTCATTATTCAGAACCAGGTTCTTTGCACAAAGGAATCGCCATGACACGTGGTGATCCTGTAATGCAAGAATGGTTATCAATTTGTGATAATCAACCGTATTCATGTAATATGGCTGATGTTGACTCTAAGGGTAAAGTTTTTGCTAACCCTGAGTTAATTTTAATGGACTGTAACGATGAATCTATGAATTTAGATGTAATCGTTAATAATCCAGCTGCTGTAAAACGCAGAATAGTCTATGTTAAACCAGTTGTTAAGAAAGAGTTCTTAAAAGAAGGCTCTTGTCGTTTAGACCAAGCTAAAGCACTGGCTGCAGAAACTCCACCTCTAGATAGATGGAATTTTACAATTTACAGGTATGAACCTGTTACAAATAAAGCTTCACAAGAAGTTGTTATTAAGAAAAATTGTGACATTTACGAGTTGACAGAGTTTTTTAAAGGACATATGACTGAACATATTAAAATGCAAGAAATTAGAACAGATATGACACCTCAAATAGCGGAAACGTTTGAAGATGAGTACATGTCAGTTCGTACGGAGTCTGTGCAAGTAGCACAGCAAGTTTATAGAGTATTTACTCTAAACTTTTTCTGCAAATTTATGTATTCTATGTGGTTATTTATTTATCCTTATTTATATATTTTCACTATTAGACTTTATCATTCGATTTATCCTATTATTAAAATTATTCAACTTACTATTCAGTTATTTATTGGATGGTTTTTTGTTGGATTCTTTTATTTAACAGGAAAAACGATGTTAGAAAGATCATTTTTAGTTCGAAAATCACATAATAAAATTAAATATAATCATGCTAGATTACTAGCTTATCTTAGACATCTCCGAGATATATGGGGATGGTTAGATATTGTTGAGAAAACTCCTACTATTTACGATAATTTTGTTAAACATTATTCAGTTTCTATGCCTAGAATCAATTCAGATTTTAAATTGTATGCTTTTGGCATTACAGTTACAACATTTGCATCGGTTTGGGCAATATATAAAACTGTTCAATTAAGTAAATTAGAGGATGAAAATCAACATTTTCGTGAAGCAGCTAGGCAATATCCTGCTGCTGTTGAAGGTGAAGTATTACAAACACATGAAGATTTAGATACTTTCGAAGTTCGAGAGAAATTAGAAAAGTTAGAATTAGATTCTAAATGTGAAATGCCACCTGCGCGTAAGAAACCAACAAATGGTATTGATTGGGATAAACCCCGACCAGTGCCTTTTACAATGGTAAATCAATGTACAGATAATTCATTGAGTGCCGTAAATAATGCAATTAACCATAATGTTAGACTTACTGAAGTTGAGACTCATCAAGACGGACAAAAATACCGTCAGAAGACTCATATTTTAGGTCTATTTGAAGATTTTGCATTAATCAATAAACATACATTGAACCCACAAAGGAACAGCAAGTGGTTTATTACTACTTGTGTAAGACCGGGTGTAAATGTAAAACAGGTCAGATTTTCTAAATCCGAAATTTGTGTTTTAAAAGATGAGGATAATAATGAGACTGATGCTGTATTGATTAGATTACGTGGACTTAAGTTCCGTGACGTTAGACGATACCTATGTCCTGATTATAAGGCGTTTCATAGTGTCCGATTTGGTGTTAATTGCCAATTGGGCGACGCTTCATTGAAGGCATATAAGTATGGTAGAGTCGTTTCGACCTTGGGTGACCTCAACATTTCTCATGCATTTTCATATAATTGGAAAGAACATAAGGAAGGAAGTTGTGGTTTACCTTTAGTAGGGACTGTAAACAATCAATCAATATTATTAGGCATACATTGTGCTGGCGATGCAAATTCAACATTAGCTTTCACACAATATGTGTCCGGAGACTCTTTAAGAGAGGCTCAAGATAAAATTTTTCAGACGACGACTAGTCTCAGAGTTATGTCGGAAGGTATTCTTAGAATGCCTATTACGACGCCTGAGTTAACTAATCGGCCGCATGATAGATCTCCTCTTAATTTTGAAGAGATTCCCGGTTTAGAAGTATACGGGGGAATTAAAGATTACCCTATTCTAAAGCCTGGTAAATCCAAATTAAGATCGAGCAAGTTTGTACCGTTCGCTAAAGAACTAACAGGCTGCTCTTGTTTTAGAGAAGATGGAAAACCATATTTTGGTCCGCCACCTTTCTCTGCTATAGTACGAGGAGATCAGTACTATGCACCATTTAACAATTTTGTTAAAAAAGCTGGTGTTCTCAAAAACTCTTTAGATCCAGAATTAATGGACAAAACTGTAAATTATATTACAGGTCATATAATTAAAGGATTAAGAAAAGAAGGAGTTAAGAGATTACGTCCAGTTCCTCTTGCAGTTGCTCAAAATGGGCATCCGGAGGATTTTTATATGCGTGCTATGAAACCATCCACTTCAGGTGGTTGGTCATACATGGGCGCAAAAAAGAAATGGTCAGACCAAGTAGAATTACCTTTTAAAAAGGATTCTTACTGGCCTAAGAAATCAGTTACAGAACAAGTATTAGAACAAGTCGATGCTTATGAGAACGGTCGTGATGCGTGCCCCTTTTTAGGAGCACAGCTTAAAGACGAACCAAGATCATATGAAAAGTGTCGAGTTGCTAAAACACGAGTTTTCTGTATGTCACCTTATGATGCTACATTATTGAATCGTATGTATTTAATGCCGTTTTATACCTTATTGAATCAACATTCCGAAATTTTTGGAACTCAAATTGGTATAAATATGCATTCCACAGACGTGGACGATTTAGTTAATGGATTAAAAGCATTCTCCGACGAATATATGGAAGGAGATTATGGTGGCTTTGATACATCAATGCCTTACGACATAGGACTTATAGCTAATACTATAGTTCATAATGTTTTAAAGCATTTTGGATACAACGACGAAAGTTTAAACATCGTTCGTGGTATTCTGTCTGATAATTTATATCCTACTATTGTTAATACAGGAGATATTTTTGCAGCTCCAGCATTTCAACCTTCGGGTAAATATGCAACGGCTGAAGATAATTCTTTAAGAGGGTTAGCTATGTTAGTTTACGCTTTCATTTCTATGAGACCTTCTAATGAAGATTTTTTCGCAAATGTAAAACCTTGTATTTATGGTGATGATGTTATTGCAGCTGTTAAAGAACCTTGTAAAAGTTTTTTCAACAACGTACATTATCAATCATTTTGTAAGAATATTTATGGATTAGATTATACTAATGCAGCAAAAACCCTTGAAATGACTCCATTTCTTAAATTAGATCAAATTTCATTTTTAAAAAGAAATTTTGTATTTAGAG